ATGAGCATCGATGCCAGCAACCTCGATACCACCGCAATCGGCGAAACCTTCGGCGAAAACATCAAGTCCCTGGTACGTGGTGCTGGTAGCCTGCAATTCATGGCTGAGCACAGCAGCGTCGATACTGAGGAGGATGGTCTTGCGTTGCTCAGGTTGGTGCTATTAACTCAGAATCAATGCAATACCAAAGCGCGGTTCCATATTTACAAGGATCGCTCAGCGCCATCGCCGCGCATCGATGGTTCAGTCTATTACGAGTGCGACATCCTGCTGACCAACACTCGTATTAACACTCGTGCCACCGAAATCATCACTGGTACGGCTGACTTTGTAGCCACATCCGAGATCAAGCTCAAAGTAGCAGCCTGATTTCCACGGTGCTACGATGACTCTATGTAGTGCCAAAGTAGCGTGGCGAGTCTGGAATTTGCCGGTGACAATGGCTCGCTGAGCGACATCAACGCAACCCAAGGTGAGTTCCGCAGCCAGATTGCGGCCTTGACCGATATGGTCAAGCAGATCGCCGGTAACGCTGCAGTATCAGCCGGTGACTCCGCCCAAGCCGATCCGCTCAACGCCCCATTTACGCTTTACGTCAACCCTTACACCGGCAGCGACGAGTTCGTTGGTGGTTCGTACAACGACTACGAGACCGGCGTCACGCAAGCCGAGATCATTGAATCGAAGCTGAAGCGCCTCGAAAAGCAACGCCTCACCTGCGGCTTCACGCCCCAGCGTCCGTTCAAAACCATCAACCGCGCCGTCATCGAAGCGGCGATCATCACCAGCAAGGACTGGTACACAATTACTGATCCTGCCGCGCATGTGGACTGCGTGAGCATCGTGCTCAGCGCTGGTGTTCATACGCTGTACAACGATCCTGGGCAAGCCAGCACCAGCATCGCAAGCTGGGGCGCTTACAAGAATCCGACCACTGCGGATCTGATCCAGTTCAACCCAGCCACTGTTGGTGGTGTGTTGCTGCCTCGCGGGTGCAGCCTATGTGGCCCTGACCTTCGCAAAACCACCATCCGCCCCAACTGGGTGCCTGCTGTCGCCGATGAAGCAGCGGATTACAGCAACCGGCACGGGATGCTGAAGATCACTGGCACAGGTTACTTCTTCGGCCACACCGTCATGGACAAGATTGGCCTTGAGGCCAGTCACCACCTGCTGGATGCCTATCAGTTCACCAGCAAGGCTGAACTTGACGACTTCTACGCCAAGACCTTCAGCGCCGTTGGCTCCGGCGCGGATCTCGCTTCGGCGCTGACTGTTACACGCGGCACCGAGTACCAGATCGTTGGTCCGATCGATCAAACCCAAACTCCAACCGCTGCGTGGGATACCATCAGCAGCGCTTCGCCTTACATCTTCAACGTTTCCATCCGTTCCAACTACGGCATGGGTGGTGCGTTCATGGATGGCTCGAAGGTCGAGGGCCTCAAGTCCATGGTTTGCGCCAATTTCACTGGTGTGAGCCTGCAGAAAGACATGAGCTGCTGGCAGATTTATAACGGCAGCAGCTGGGTACAGCCAACCTATGAGCAATACATCGCAGCGGACCCTGATAACACGCGCATGAATCCGGCTCGATTGAGCCGCCACATCAGCGCCATCAACGATGCCTTCATCCAAGAAGTATCAGTCTTTGCCATCGGCCAAGGGATTCACCACTTCACCGATCTCGGTGGAGAAATTACCGTAACCAACAGCAACTCGTCGTTCGGCGGCTGCGCCGCATACAGCAAAGGCTACAAAGGCACCGCATTCCCGAGCGACACCAACTGGGCCGTCAGTGGCATCCGCGTGCCGCTTGATCTGCAAGAAAAGACCGGCAACATCCGTTACATCTACCTTGGTACGACTAGCGCTGTTACGTCAAGCAAAATTACGCTTTCGTCATCGCTCGCAATCGACAATTCGTCGTCAACAACGCCTGCAGTTTTGCTGCAGGATGGATACTCATTCGCTAGCGGCACTTACATCTGGATCGAGAATCCGCTGGGAGATCCGTGGTACGCACCACTTGGGTCCAACGCTTGGCAGTCGAGCGCCCCTACCGAAATCGATATCAGCAGCGCTTTTGCTGGAAATGATGCAACCATCAACACCGAAGGAACCAACCTGTTAGTCAACAAGCGTGTTTACATCCGCCGCTTGGTTGATACACGCACGCCAAACGAACGCCGCGTTTCGATCCTCGCCAACAACACCGCTTCGGCTCGCTTGCCGCAGCGTAATTTCATCGTTCAAGCTGATCCGCTTCGCAGCAATGGCGCCATCAGCCGTGAGTTCACCACTACCGGCACCGAGATCTTTGCTGTCAGCAACGCTGGCGCAGGCAACGAAGCTGGCGTAACGACCTCGACAGAATTCACGCTGCGGCGCTCTGCACCGAGCACGACATACAACAACGGCGACTTCTACACCGCTGGCTCAGTGGTGCGTGCCGACGGCAAGCATTACGCCGCCACTCGGGATGTTTATGCAGCAACTGCATCACCTGATCCTGGATCATGGTTTGAAACCTATGTCCATACGGCATCGGATTACGACGCCGAAGATCCGATCGCGCAAGAGTCGCGGCAGATTACAATCGACACCGATACTGACACCGATCCATACAGCACAGATCTGAGCATTAACTGGTCCAGTGTTTGGGCTGGTGATGAGTACCGCAGCTCCACCGACTACAAAGGCGTTCACGCCTTCTTGGTTGCGATCGGGCTGACGAGCAGTCAAGCCCATGCTGCATTGGTGCCGCAAGCCGCTGCTGATCGGCTGCTGGATCCAACCAGCGCATCCGATTTCCCGAACGCGCCATCAGGTGGAGCGGCTACCGGACGCGGCAACTGGGCTATCGAATTCCGCCGCCCAAGCACACTGCGCCTATACGGCCACGCCTGGGAATGGGCTGGATTCCTGAACTACTCCAAAGCCATCCCGGCAGCGCAGAAAGACCTTGGCCCGCAGAACGCCTTCACCTATTACTTCACCAACGAAGCTGGTGGTCGTGTTGTACCGCAAGGCAGCAACGAGAACGGGTTCAACATCACACCACGCGGCCTTGAGGACATCGAGACTGGCTCAACGCTGACTGTCGAAAATATCGGCAGCAGCAATATCGACATCGCGCAGCAAACTGAGTTCGATCAACTTCAAGTCGAAACCCTAAACGCAACAACTATCAACGTCGAAAATCTAAACTTTGCATTTGAGGAGCCTTCTAATGCAACGACTGACGCATCAGGCGTAGTCGAGCTTGCGACTCTTGATGAGTTGCTGAATTCTCCACCAGCCACTAACGCAAACATCAACAACTTTCCGCAAGTCGTAACTGCTCGCGGCCTTTCTTATTGGCGAACGCAAAATAATTTCCTTGCTGCGCCGATCGGCAGGCAGTATGTCTATGTTGATCCTGTCAACGGCGCTGATGTTAATTCAACCGAAGATGCCATTGGCAATCCGCCTACAAGCCCAAACACCGCTATTAAACGCTTAGATGTAGCGGCAAATTATGCCAATGCTGTTTTCTCGCCTTCGGTTGAGGTTGAGTTCCGTGTTGGCCCTGCATTGCTAAACGAAGACGCCACATTTGAAACAAACGTAATTTTGCGTGCTTGGGATTTCGGCGCTGGAACGTACTTGAATGACTCGCAAGCCGGAGGCGAAGAACCGTTCCTCGGCGGCGACACACCGGTTTACGGCAACTTCTTCGATGTAACAAAGCAGCCGACATTTGTGACTGCTTTTCGTCGCGATTATCTTGCTCCATCAAATAACTCTGTACTTATCAGAGCCAATCCTTGCACTTTGACATTTAAGCAATCAGGTACTGTTATCGGTTTTGCATGGCTCGGGCTTGTTGATAGCATCCTGAGCAGCTCAGTCCCTGATTCACGCTTTCTTAGCGACGGCAATGGCTACACAATACCTGTCAGCGAGTGGCGCACCCCAGCGTTAAGCAATCCCGATGAAGCATTGAATTATCTATTCCGCTCATACGCAGCAAGATGCGGCAATCCAGGTGATTCTGACTACTACATCTATGGCATAAGGCAAGACCCCGCAATTATAGCCGAAGGCGAATTAAATCTTGAAAACTGTGCATTTGGCGCAATGAGACCCGCCAGTCCTGGCTTAACTGGCGCTAACGCTGAGTTTGAGCGATTGATTGAGCTGAGATCCAGTAAAACCTGCAGAATGGACGGAATCAGGTTATACGGAAACATCAAGCTATCAAGCGAATCGAACACAGGATCCGTTACGCAAGATGGCGATACATTTGATTTTAACAAGGTCAAGTGGCGAAACGACACAGCAGACTATCGTTACACCGGATTTTCGCAATCGTTAATTGGGTTTGGCGGTGGAGGGAAGCCTGTGTTGTCATTGGCGCTGGGGACAAAACGCACGCCAAGTCCTACCGAATCAAACGAAAATCGATCAAATTTCCCTTGGAACAACATTACGCTACTAAAAACAGATCACGTCAGCACTGCATCCATAGCGACAACTACCGGCAGTCCAAATAACGCTGGCTGGGAAGATGAAGGCCCAGCTTTCGCATATTTCGTTAACGTCTGCACAGAGCTGGTCCCGCATTCGTATAGAAACTGGGCTCAAGTTCGCGTTGAAGATGGTGAGCATGGTGGATTTGATGGCTTGTTTGGTACATACAACGACGGGCAAGGCAGCGGTACGGTAACCGCTACGCATTACACGCGAGGATTTAATTTTGCCGAGGGCTGCATTATTGACAGGCCGCAAACTATTGAAGAAATTCGCAGTGGCGATTATTTCCGCGAAGCGGGAAGCGGTGATACGCCTGACGTCGCAACATACATATCAGGGCTAAGTGCGGGCGGTATTGGCCAGGACGATGACCCCGAGACCACCACCGGTTTGTTCGCTGACTTGAACATCAAGGTCAGAGGTTACAAAAAAGGCGTTGATACGGCAACTGGTCGTATCTCTTACTACGACAACGTTTTCTAGGAGGCGCATTAATGAACACTTCAATCTCTATCACTGGCAACACATCCATCACCGTCTCCGTTGATGGCATGGACAACATCATGCAGGAAGTCGCGTATCGCATCTGCGCCTCGAATGGCAAGCGTTATGCGTACCACTCGGGTACGGCGATCTTCGGGATGCCTGCCCCAGATTCGTTTGTAGCCTACGAAGACCTAACCGAAAAGCAAGTTAAGGAGTGGATCGCCTCCACAATTAGCGATGATGTGTACGCCGCGCTTGAGTCTGAGCTTGCTAAGCCCATCCCGCAGTCAACATTACTTCCTTGGGAGTTTAAGCTAGACTCAAGCTATCAGTAGTGCATCAGCGACCGTGGCCAACGTCAAAATCACAGATCTTGCCGCGTACACCAATCCGGCAAGCACTGATGTTCTCGCGATTGTTGATGTTGGCACAGATGTAACCAAGAAGGTCAGCATCGCGGATCTGCTTAAAAATGCTGGTGACGGTACGGCCTCGGCACCCGGCATCGCGTTCGACGGCGACAGCAACACCGGCATCTACCGCCCTGGCCCGGACCAAGTAGCCATCTCCACTGGTGGCACTGGGCGGTTGTTTGTTGATAGCAGTGGAAATGTTGGGATTGGCGGTGCAGCTACTGCTGACGCCTTAGTAAAAACGCTTCAGATAACTGACAGCACTACCGCAAGAATGCTGCTTGAATCAACAGGCGCTGGCGGTCGCAAATATGGTTGGTACACAAGTGTTGATGGTCAATTTGCTGTTTACGATTACACAGCAAATAGCGAACGGATGCGAATCGACAGCTCGGGTCGCTTAGGTGTAGGGACTAGTAGCCCTAACTATCAACTACATGTCACCACGGATTTTGCGGTTGGAGCAAGTGGATTTAACCAACACCTCACATTCAGTAACGACACAATCCAATCGTTACTCCTTGGCACTGGTTACACGACGCTAAAACTCAACCCCTTGGGAGGTAACGTAGGGATTGGCACTACGAGCCCTAGCGAAAGGCTCCATGTCTCAGGCGGTAATTCTCGCTTTGACGGCAATTACATCAGCCTCGGAAACAACGGTTACATCCGTACTGATGCGACTAACGAGTTGCGCTTTCAGTCAGGCACAAGCGGCACGACCTTTTGGAATGCCGGCCTATCTTCGGAAATGGCAAGGTTCGATACGTCGGGCCGCCTCTTAGTTGGTACGTCTACTGCGCGTAGCAATGTTCTTGACGGGGATGGAGGAAATACTCTTACGCCACAGTTTCAATTTGAGACCGCCAATAGTGACACAGCCAAAGCATTAAGTGTAATTTTTGGGCGCAATAATTCAAACGGCGCAGAAATTGTTTTAGGCAAACACCGCAGCGCGTCTGTCGGCGGCACTACTATTGTCAGCGACGGCGATCAACTCGGAAGTCTGACGTTTTCGGGGTCGGACGGAACCAATTTCATACCAGCTGCAACTATTGAGGCAAACGTAGACGCAACTCCTGGCTCAAATGACATGCCAGGGCGCCTAGTGTTCTCCACTACTGCCGACGGAGCGAGCAGCCCGACGGAAGCCTTGAGAATAACTCAAGCTCAAGATGTATTACTTGCTCAGTCAGGAAGCGGATTTTTTGTAGGTACAACGACAGATGGTGCATATCGGATCGGAAGAAGTTCTTATGCTAATTCCACAGGCACTCTTTACATCGGAAATGCTGCTATTC